AATGCATACCGTTTGGTAGCACCTTTCGCACAGGCACAGTACAACACCATTGGTAAGTGGTCATCTCTTGCAAAGAGCAACCCACTTCCTATCTACAAGTTCGGTAAAGCATTCGATGCTCTTACTAAAGAAGGTACAAACGTTATCTACGATGTATCTGGTATGGCATATGATGACAATCAAGGCTTCTTGTACCGTGATGAAAACTCACAAGACTTGAAGTTTAAGATGCCTTTGGCTGGTAGCGTACTTGGTGCTCTTGCTGGTCGTAGCCTTGATATGAAGAATGCACTGCAGATTACTTCTCCAGTACAGTCTCTTAACCTTGCATTCGGTGCAGTAAGCCCGCTAACACCAGGTCTAGGACCTACTATGGTGGCTGCTTACACATTAACTGGACGTACAGGCGCATTTGGTCCTATTGATGACCTTATCCGTGACATCATTACACCATTTGGTGAGCCTAAGACTCTTGGAGATATCGTCTTCCCTTCATGGTTGAAGAAGACATCTGCTGCCTTCCTAGGCAACGATGCTGCTACACAGCGCGGTGTTAAGGACTGGGCATCATACCTAGCATCTACTGGTAAGTATGGAGATAATCCACTTGCTAGCGACGCTAGCCGTACACAGTTGTTTAACGATGCAGAGGGTCTTTCTAAGTGGGTAAACGTATTCTCTGGTCTATTCCAGAGCATCTCACCTGCTACACCAATCAATGAGATTCTTGTAAAGATCAAGAGCCCTGATAACAAGTTGAACTTCATGACTATGACAATGGTCTATGAGCACTGGGATAAGTTAGTTAAGAAGTATCCTGGCGATTACGGTTCTGCTGTAGCAGAGTTCGCAGACAAGTTTGGTGCTGCAAATCTACTCGTAGCAGTCAGCGGTAGCACATCTGCAGTTCGTGGTTCAGAGGATGCATGGACATTCTTGAATAACAACCCAGATGCTGTTGATAAGTATGCTCGTTCAAGCGGAGATGTAATTCCTTACTTCTTCCCAGGAGGAGAGTACTCACTCAAGTACTACAACTGGCAGAAGAGTACAGGTGCTCGTCGTGTCCTATCTACTAATGAAATAGCAGAAGAAGCAGAGGGAATGGTTTACTCAATGCTCAAGGACCAGATCGTAGAGAAGCAGATTGCTGGACGCTACACCGATCAATGGTACAACGAGCAGATTGCAATCCTTAACAAGCAGTTTGGTGGCGCTAAGCCAGCAGATCGTATTGTTACTGGTGTGGGCGATGAGAAGGTTGCAACGATTGAGCGTGCACTTGCAGATGGAGTATTTACTACTTCACCAGTGTACAACCAAATCAGTGCGTTCTATCCAAAGTTCAAGCAGTTCAAAGACTTGTTGAATGAAATTAAAGTAAGTAACTACGCAGAACTATCATCAAAGGGTGGCGTTCCTACCTTGATGCGCAATGAACTTGTTGCACTTGGTGAACAGTTGATGACCGAAAATCCCGAGTTCTCTGTTATGTATTACGGAGTATTTGCTGGTATCTTGAAGGAGAATGACTAATGGCTAGAACTGCAGACGAAGCCCGCGCACAAGCAGAAGCGGCGGCAAGTCGTCCTAGTGCGTTTGCTCAGATGGGTGCAGGCTTAGGCATTGGTCCTAACGTCTACTCTACTACAGACCCATTCTTGTCATACCTGCAGACAACTGATGCAGTACAGAAGGCTAAGTATCTACAAGATATCAACCGTAGTTTAGGTGCTCAAAAGGGCCCAGAAGGTTTTGCTGGTACTCAACTAGAATACCTACAGACACTTATGCGTCGTGCTGGATTCTCTAAGGCTAAGTCACCTACCGCTGGTGGAATGATTGGTCCAGGAGATGCAGCAGGTCTTGATACTGTTGTAGCACTTGCTTATGCATCTAACGTAGACCCTCTAACATACCTTGAGAACTACAACGCTACTCTTGCAGGTAAGACTGTAAAGCAACCTGATACTACTACTCGTTACAGCAAGCAAATCCAGACTGCTCTGCAGTTCAAGGACCTAGGCGATGCTCGTCAGTATTACAGCGATTCATACTTTGCAGCATATGGCTTCTTCCCATCTCCAGAATTAGATAAGAAGTTCCAGGATTCTTGGAACGCGCAGATGGAAAGACAAGACAAGCCTACAACCACAACTACCAAGACAGAGTACGCTCCTATCTATGATAAGAAGAGCAAGCCTGTTATGGACCAAGAGACTGGTGAGCAGAAGAAGGACAAGTTTGGCAATCTAGTATATTCAAAGATTGCTGTAGATCAGGGTGGTCAGAAGCGTTACACAACAGTAACCACTGGCTCTACTATCTCAAAGGGTGAAGGATTCACACCAGAAGAGCAGAAGCAGTTCCTAACTACTTTCCTATCAGAGAACTTCCCTGATGCTAAGTTCAGCGTAGATGATGTGGGTGGTGCTGCTAAGACTATCTATGACAGCATCGTAGAACTTCACAAGGCTAACTACTCAAAGCCACCTCAATTCTCTGAGGTAGCAGGACTAATCAAGAACATGATTGGTACACCTGATGAGAAGGTTCAGACTGAACTGTACACACAGTACACCAATGATATTCAGGCAAACTCACTTACACGCTTTAACAGCCTCGGTGCAGTTATTAAGCCTGGTGAGAATGCTAGCAAGTACATTGCTCCAGTGCTCAAGACTCTATCTGAGTCATTTGAGAAGGAAGTCACAATTGACAGTGACATCGCTAAAGAAGTCTTTAACTTCAAGGGCGAAGATGGTACATACAGATTGCCTAATGATTTTGAGTTGCTTAACTATGTAAAGTCACGTCCAGAGTACGGTAGAACATCAATGGCAATTAATGAATCAGTTAATGTTGCTCAGGCACTTAAGAATGCGTTAGGATAAAAATGGCCGCTAGAGATAAAGATACTGGCATTAGCACTAAGCCTACGACAATTGTTGATGAGCAAACTAAGGCTACTGGGGCAAAGGCTTCTGTTGCAAAGGCTACTCCTGTAGTATCTGCGCTTGAGGCTCAGGCAACTACTCTTCTGAGCAAGTTACAGTCACAGTTAGCAGATGCTTATATTTCTCAGGGTCTTAACCCAGATGGTACAAAGAAGAGCAACACTCAACTTCTAAGAGAGAAGCAAGCAGCAACTGCTGCGGCAAGAGAAGAATTAGCAGCATCAAATCCGATGTTTAACAAGGCAGTTAAGCCAGTAGCGCCTGCAGGATTTAAGTACACATGGATTGGTGGAACTAACACAGGTCAGTGGCAACTCTACAAACTTGCTGATGTTGTTCCTAGCAACGGTGGAGGCGGTGGAGGAGGCGGAGGCGGTGGTTCTTCAACCACATCAACTGCTACAGATACTGTAAGCAATACTCCAACAACTAATATTGAGGTACTCAAGGCTCTTCTTAAGGGACAAGGCTTTAACGCCTCACTTATCGATTCATCTGCATCATACTTGCAGAAGTTGCTCAAGGATAACATCGACTACGACAATGCAGTTGAAATCTTCTTGAATGCAAAGGATTATACTTTTAAGGATGGAAGCAAGGCTACTTCTCCATTCTACACTGAGTACGGATACCTAAATGAAGGTCTAGTAAATCCTAAGTCAGCACGTGACCTTTATGGCGCTGTTGAGGGGTACAAGGGCGTTGCAGATACTTACAAGTTAAGTCCTAAGTATCTATCTAAGGAATCACTACAAGGCTACGTCAAGAACAATGTAACCGTTGCAGACCTTGCAGAACGTGCTAACACAGCCAAGATTCGTGCACTAGAAGCAGACACCTTCCAGGTTAATGCTCTAGTCAAGTTGGGCTACATTGGCTCAGCAGCAGATTTAGCAGACTTTTACTTAGACTCCAAGATCGGCAAGGAGCAACTAGAGATCAATCGTCAGACTGGTGTATTTACAGCAGAGGCTCTCCGTCGTGAGAAGGCTGGCGTTGTTACATCAGCAGACCAGATGCAAGGCTTCAAGCAACTCACAGCAACACTTGCTGCTAAGGGTTACTCAGAGGCTCAGATTTCACAACTTGCTGCTACTGGTTTTGAGAACATCGCTCAGACACTTGACCCACTTGCTAAGTACGCAGGTATCTACGAGAAGGTCGGTGGCACTGAGGCGTCTAACGCAGCAGTCAAGAGCGGACTTCAATCAGAACTTCTACAAGAAGAGTTCCAAGGAACTGCATCTGAACGACGTAAGCGTTTAGCAGAACAGAACCTCCGTGCCTTCCAAGGTACTGCAGGAACTACAACGTCCTCACTCAGGACATCTGGAGCATCAACGCTCCTATAAGAATCCCCACCTGGACCCATCGGCCCCAGGGGGCGTACAAGACCGATAGTACAAGCCAATGCAGATACCCCGTCTGTTATTGAGGTGTGCGACAACTACTATAAAGGGAGAAATCGCTATGAGCGAAAACCGCGACAACTACTGGGCAGATGAAGATGATGAAGAAGATACTCCACAACAGGAGTTTCTATCTGATACAGACCTCGTTAAGAAACTGCGTAAGCAACTAAAGGCTGAGCAGCGTAAGAACAAGGAACTGGAAAATTCATATGGTGAATTAACCAAGGCCCAAAAAGAGCGGATTCTAAAGGATGTTCTTTCATCCAAGGGTGTAAGCCCAAAAATTGCACAGTTCATTCCAGCAGATATCGAGGCATCTGAGGATGCTATTAATGCCTGGCTAGAAAGTAATGGTGATGTCTTCGGATACACACCAACTGCTAAGCCACAGGTTAATAACGAAGATATCTCTTCTATGCAGAAAATGGACGCAGTTTTAACTGGTGCTGATTCACCTGCATCTTCTGATGACATGCTTAACCGCATTGCGGGTGCAGATTCAGAAGAGGAAATTCTATCCATTCTAAGCGGTCAATAAACCGCACACTCAACTAACCAGAAAGGGGATATCGCCAAATGGCTGATGTCTTTACCACTACAACCTCTGGGTTAGGTTCCAATCTAGTAACCTTGGCGTATGACAAGTTAATCGAACTTAACTTGCGTTCAACGCCACAGTTCCGTGCAATCGCGGACAAGAAGGTCGGAAACCCAACTCACGACGGTTCTTCAATTCGTTTCCAGTTCCACAATGATATTGCTGACACCTCAATCGCAGGTGCAACACTAACTGAAACTGTAGACCCAGATGCAGTAGCACTACCAGCGACAACAACACTAGATGTCACACAGACAGAACTAGGTCGCGTAGTACTTCCAACACGTAAGATGTCACTAATGACTCTTGCAGATGTAGACCCATGGATTGCTAACGCTGTTGCGTTCAACATGGCAACTACACTAGACAACGGTATTGCCGCTGTTCTAGATGCAGGAACAAACGTCATCCGCGAGTCTGCAGGAGCGCTTTCAACATCTGCTGCTAAGAACACAATCACAGCAACAGACACATTCAAGGGACGCGACGTACGTTACGCTGTAACAAAGTTGCGTGCTGCTAACGTTCTAACTCGTGGCGGAATGTATGTTTCATACATCCACCCAGAAGTTTCACATGATCTCCGTACAGAGACAGGTAACAACATCTGGCGTACACCACACGAGTACCAGAACGCTGGTCCACTACTTGCTGGTGAACTAGGCGCATGGGAAGGTGTTCGTTTCATCGAGACACCACGCATGACAAACTCTATCTCAGGTGCAGCAGGAACAGCACTTGCTACTGCTCCAGCAGTAAGCGGAGTTTCAGGCGAGTTCACAATCGTCGTTGCAAACGGCGCATTCGGTGGTCTTGCTGAGGTTGGCGATGCTATCGCTGGAACTAACGTAGGTTCAGGTGCTTTGATTACAGCAATCTCAGTTGGTACAACAAACACAACACTTACAGTGTCTGTTGCTAA